CCAAGAGGCACAAGTGGCACTGGGCACGGAGGAGCAAAAATGGCAAACCTAGGTGAAGTTGGTGGCAAAAAATGCTTTGCATCTTTTTATCTCACAGGTGGTAGTAGTTTTTCAGGTTTACTTCATTTCGCTGTTTATGAATATAATACGAGTACAAATACACTTGTAGAGGTAGTTGGTGATACTGTATACAAAACAGGAACTAATCAAGATAGTAAATATTATTTTTCTGACTCTATTACAGATGGCACGGGATTAATAGGATATTTTGATAGAGTTGCTAATGTTGCTAATATAGCAGGGTGTAAGTGGGATGGCACAACATTTACAGTTGGTACTAACGCAACATTTGGAACTAATGGTAGTAAACAGCCTCTTGCAATGGGGATACGAAAATACTTTAATGGGGAATCTGATAGCACCACAGAATTCATAATGTCAGGTGGATTTTTTAATAGTGGTTCTAACACGGGTGATATGGATATATTTCCTGCTGTTTATGACCCTTCAGCAAATACGTGGGATGTATCTAAGTTTGATACTACTGATAGCAAAATAATTATTGAAGACCCAAGTAACCCTACATCAGGTAATCCATTTAGAGGGGAAAATTTAATAGTACAAGAGGATAAGGATAATGGTGCAATTTTAACATCTTTAGTAACAAGGGGAAATACATCATTTAGGGGTACGGTAGCCAATACTTTCACAACAACAAATTCATAATGAAGTTTTTAGTAACACAACCAGAAAGACAAATTTGCCTGATGGCAGATAACATCATATTAGAAGATGATAATGTATACTATGCTTGGTATGATGCTACTCCTCACAAAGTGCAAAGAGCTAACTCAGCAGACCCACTAGAAATAGTTGATGTACCCGAAGGAACACAATTTCCTGACGACCCTAATATTGTAGGTAAGTATTGTTACAATGAAGATGGAACGTTTACCGTTTTCCCTGTATGGTCTGAGTTTGATGAAGAAGATTAATTGGAACGAAGCCATACCATATATGTTCTGCATATTCCTTGCGTTTATGCTACTAAACAAGTGTGATCAGGAGAAGGAGTATCAGCAGGAGATACAGCGAATCAATAACAATAACGTTGCGCTACTAGACACTATCCGAAACTACATGGATAGCGATGGTTTATACGCTGCGGATATCAGGGCACTGAACCTAAAGCTAGATGAACTAGCGGACAGCATATCAGTAGATAGGTCTCAACCACCTGTTACTATAACCAACCAAACAACAGAGATACGAGAAACTATTGAAGTTCCTGCATTCATATATGACACGATTACCATAGTAAACACCGATACGTTCTATAAGAAGATATATGTGGAGCAGACGGACACGTTCGGCAAGAGCAACAGATCCATAGAGGTTACGATACCTACTGATGGCGTGGTAGTGGCGGATGCCATAATAAACTTGGAGCAGGACATATGGGTTGAGAACACCATTGAAAAGAATAATAAGACGGGCGAGGTGTTCTTTAGAATGAGAACCGACTACCCAGGAGTTACGTTCAATAATGCCAACGCTATACTAGTAGACCCGAAGCAACTCGTTAAGGTACGAAAATCATTTGGTGTTGGTTTTCAGACAGGTATAGGCATCACAACAACGGGCCAAACAAGGCATTACATAGGTGTGGGAATTCACTACTCGCCTAAGTTTTTACAATGGTAAAAAAGTATTAATTTTAAGGGCATGAAACTGATAACGAAAGAGACCGTTGTCGGCATGCCAATGTCAACCTTTGTATGGATAGTGGGAATTATATTCTCAGTATTCGTGGCATACTTTGAATTGAAAGCTGAAATAGATGAGGCCAAGAAGTTACCTCCTCAGGAAATATCCGCTGAAGAGATTAAAGTTTCTCTTGACGGAATTCAAAGACAGCTTGATGAAATGAATAATAAAATCGACAAACTAGATGAAAGACTTTACGAGCTCAATTCTGGAGAGTAAAGGTTGGGAGATGTTTCGTGCTGGCTGGAGACCTACTATAGGTTGGGTGTGTGGCTTGGCACTTTTGTACAACTTTATTGCTAGAGATATTATTGTTATCTTCACGGAACGATATGGTGAACCTGCACAGATGGAACATCTGATTACAATACTTGTAACGATGCTTGGTCTAGGCGGGATGAGGACATACGAAAAAATTAAACAAAATGAAATTAAAGAAAGAACAACTGGAATCGATTAAGGAATTAAGGTCTAAGATGGCAAGACTAACGGACACCATCGCTAGGCTAGAGTTACATAAGTACCAAGTGGTTCAGGAGTCTATTGCTACAGGCAAGGCACTGCAAGCAGTGGAGGATAGTATTACGGCTGAACACGGAGCGGATGTATCTCTTAATTTAGAAACAGGAGAAATAAACAAAAAGAATGGGAAAGATATCTAACACTAGTAAGTACGCTACAGTAACACCCGTTAGCGGAGATTATGTTGTAGCGACGGATGTAAGCGACTCTAATAACACAAAAACGGTTACGATTGGCTCTATGGCAAATGCAATACTTAGTGGTGTGCCTTCTGCTGTCTTAGCTTCAGACGACAAGCTTATTGGTCTAGATACTAGCGATAGTGATAATGTAAAGAATTTTACTATTTCTACAATAAGAGGTGGTTACGTAAAAAAGATGGAAGCTAGTTCTTCGGGAGACCAAACAGATGCTGGGACAAACACAGCACAGCAAGTTGCATTCGGAGCAGAGCAAATATTTACAGATGTTAGTGTTGCTTCGGATGGTGTAATAAAGCTTATAACGACAGGAGATTATTTTATATCAGCAGACTTCCAGGTGGGGACTGTGGCAAGTACGGCATCTACAATTCACCTAAGGTGCTTAGTCAATGGCACGCAAGTTGGTGCTACTATAAGTGAGGTCCTGCCTTCAACCACAGCTAAGAATACAATATGTTGGTCTTTCCCCGTGTATGCTACGGCAATAAACACTACAGTCACATTTGAGTATGCGGTTGAGCCTACAGGCAACGGAGGCTTAGTGGAAGTTCCTGTTACCACCACAGGTTTTAACAATTCATCTGCCGCAGCTGTTGTTGTATACAAAAGAGAGTGATGCAAATCAGAAAGATTTCAATAGGGGCTGACTACAAGAATAGTGCTATGCACTACATCGTAGGGCAGGATGTTCTTGGTGGAAATCATAAGATTCATTTAATAAAAGAAGAGCAGGGTACATTTAAGGTTTGGATTGAGCAGAGAAACGAAGTAATGCTGTGGAAGTCCTTTGGCCCTAATATGCCTGTATCAGTAGAATATAATATTAATTTTTAATGCAATCACCATATTGCTTCATCGTAAAGCCTGAGGGTGGCTTGCGATACAACAATGAGAATGAGTTTGGTCTTATCCTCAGCAACACCCATGAAGACCATACAATCACTAATCGAAAAGCGTTGGTGATAGAGACACCTATTGGATACAAGGGAGATATAAAAAAGGGAGACACCCTGATAGTTCATCACAACGTATTTAGAACTTATAACGATATGAAGGGTAGGCATCGAAGTGGCAGGAGCTACTTGAAAGATGACCTATTCCTTGTTGATCCGGATCAATTCTTTATGTACTCCTTCAACGGAGGATGGAAGTGCCCAGGTAAGTATTGTTTCGTCAAGCCCACAGGTGAGCATCTTACAGGCGAGATGAAGTATATCAATAAAGAGTTGGAATCATTAGGTGTGCAAGCTGGTGATTTAGTATCTTTTACTCCTGACAGTGAATACGAGTTCGAGATAGATGGCGAGAAGCTATATAGGATGTTCACTAAAAACATTGCTATTAAGTGGAAAAAGTAGAGAGGTGGCTTGAGTGTGGATGTAAGCTCGTAAAAGTAAAAAGTAAATACAGATGGCAGAGATGTCCTAAAGCAGTAGAGATATATGAGCAATTCGAAAAGACAAGAGATTGGCGGTGGGATAAAAAGTACAGTGAACACTTCCAAGATAAAATCAGAAATTATTGAGGCAGGGTATAAGGCCGTCAGTCAATTAATAAAGGTTGCTCAAGAGGAGATAATAAAGCCTGACCCTGAGGACGAGCTCGCTGCTGACAGATTAAAGAACGCTGCTGCCACAAAGAAGCTAGCCATATTCGATGCATTCGAGATACTATCAAGAATAGAGACGGAGAAGGAGACGCTAGCCACTTCAAATAAGAACACTTCATTCAAAGGATTTGCAGAGCGAAAGTCAAAATAAATTATACGAAGTAGTAAACGACTACATACCAAAGGCTGTTCTAGTTAAGAAGAACAAGTCTAAGTCGTGGACGTATGGATACGATGCGAAGTATAATCTTATTGTAATATCTAGGAATGGGACTTTAGGAGAGGTATACAACATCAATGACCTGAAGATAGGCCTTCCTGCAAAGCCTAAGAATGTATTTAAAAAATCTGCAAATCAAAGAGAGCAGTATTGGGAGAGAGAGGAATACCCTCGTCAATTAAAAAGAATCAAGACTATATTCCAATGGAATGATATGTCTTCAGACTTCAAAGACTCTTGGGTTGATTATATAGAGAGGGAGTTCGACAGAAGGGAGCAGGGGTTTTGGTTTTATAACGCTGACAATCCAACATATATTACAGGATCACACTACATGTATTTGCAGTGGACTAAGATTGATGTTGGATATCCTGACTATAGAGAGGCCAACAGAATATTCTACATCTTTTGGGAGGCGTGCAAGGCGGACAAGAGATGCTTTGGTATGTGCTACCTAAAGATTAGGCGTTCAGGGTTTTCGTTTATGGGCGCATCAGAGTCTGTTAATATGGCTACACTAGCCAAGGACTCTAGGTTAGGTGTTCTATCCAAGACGGGTAATGACGCTAAGAAGTTATTCGTAGATAAGATTGTGCCCATATCAAACAACTACCCATTCTTCTTCAAGCCTATTCAGGATGGTATGGACAGGCCTAAGACTGAGTTAGCCTATCGTGTCCCGGCATCTAAGATTACTAAGAAGAATATGCACCAGCTTGGTGACGATGATATATTCCTTCC